GTGTGCAGGACTGACTGAATTGTACCTACAGAAATTTACAGCGTCAAGGTACCTAAAAAACCTAGTGCTCACTTCGTTGCGCCTTACCACGATGATTGATAGTACAAATGATAGCCTGGGTTGTCCCTCACAAAGCTGAGCACATTGGCTAGCATCCCCTCTGTGTGCCTTAGCTCACTGAAGTAGTACTCATCATACTCAGTGGAACCAAAGAAGAATCCACCTTGTGTGGGTAGCATGTTCTCAGCTAGCTTGGGGTTGTCCAATACCTCACGAACAGTGGCAAGCAATTCCTCGATATGCTCAGAGGTTACGTAGTACTCCCTGCAATTGTCCTCACCGTCTTGTACATTATTCACAAACCAGTTATGGATCTCATTAGCCTTACGCCAGTAGCCAATCTCAATGCATACTTCTGCTGAGCGTAGCTTCTTGAACGGGTGATTCTCAGGCAAAGCTAGCTTGATGATTGCGTTACCTTCAGCTTCATCATAATAGAACTTCTTTGCTTTCAAGTACATGTCTAAACCCATGATGTCTACTCCTTAATGTCAAAAATTCGTTCGTTCATTCTTTAATTCCTTGAACCATTTCGTCCAATTCTTTTGCCAAGTCATTCATACGATACCAACCTTCTAACTTTGATCCAATATAGCGATTATCATAATAATCATTACTCTGACGTTCACGCTCGTCCAAATACTCTTCCAATACTTCAGTGAATTTTCTCATTCTTCAACTCCAAAATGTTCTTTAATCAGATGCGCCGAATAGCGCATCCCTTTTGCATATGAGTCCATCATAAAAGTGCCACAATCTTTTGCCAAATCGTCGTCGGTAATCGCAGTGGCACATTCACGAACAATCAACTCGGCGAACCTATCCATAGTTTCTCGCAAGTTCTGAACATCAGAATAATCGGTCTCAAAACACGCTTGATCAAAAATGTCTTTAATTCGTTCGTTCATGCTTGCTCTCCTTGCAGTAAGGGTGTGTAATCGATCATACCTAATTCATAGGCTACGTACAGCGAAGTGACTAGGTTGCATTTCCTCAAGCCATTCTGTGTCACTGTGATGTGTACGTTACCTTTGCGATTGTCTACCCTTGCAGGTTCACTGAAGTCTACCTTCAGCAGACCATCATCTGTACTTGCAGGATCATGCAGGTTACGGATGCTGTGGTCAGCTAGGTAGTACTCACCCTCCTCATCCCTGAAGATGTAGTGTGTAAACAATTGCCTAGCTTCGGCTAGATTTAGAAGTTCATACTGCATGGTCATTGCTCCTCTGGTTAAGCTATTGCAAATGCGGTTACTGCACGATCAAAAAGTGTCACAATCTTAGCTTGCTTAATCTTCCGTGTGTCATCTAGCTTGGACACAAAAGAATCGTACTTGTAAGGATTGTAGGTAACAGGTACACCATCACCTACCATGTAGTCCGACTTGATAGCCGTTAAGATGGACTTAGGTGCTGTGCCTACTATCCCTGCATGTACATTCTTACGCTTCTCACGTAGAACCCTCTGCCTACCTGCCTCAGATACCTTGAAGGTGCAATCCATGAGGGCTAAGTGTCGAGTGTGGGCAATGACTCTGCCTTTGTGCTCACCCTCCAGTGCCTTCACTGACCACATGTGTTTGTGTAGGTTGTAATAAACGAATACTCGCATGTGCATCTCTCCTTAACGTCTACGCCACATAGGTAGTCCCCTCGGTTCCTCAACGGTAGCCATTTCAACAATCGGATTGACTACGCATTGATACATGGGAACATCCAACCCTACCTTCTTAATGTGGGCCTGTGCCTGTGCTTCAGTGTCGAACCTGAGCATCCACACATTGCCTGACCCATTGACACGGTAGGACAGCAAGTAACCTACAATCTGTGCATCTAACATTACTCTACCCCTGCCTCTTTGAGTTGATCGGAAGTCATTCGGACTGTGCTACCTGAATACATTGGAGCACACATAAGCTTGTACCCAAGTTCCTCTACATTCCGCATGGCACGTAGTGTAAGGGTGCTTGTACCTGCAATGTCCGCAAAGGTGATGGCATTGATGCACAGTGGTACTACACGTACCTTTCCGTATGTCTGTTTCAGGGTGAAGTAGATTTCCATGTTCAGTGCTCCGAGTTGTCTTGCGTATATAAACTAACGGTCGATGGTAGTGGAAAGTTAAGTCATTTCCGACGAGTGGCAGGTTCTAGCCGATAAGCGGTAACTAGAACTCAAAGTCAACATATACAGGGGTATCAGGCTTCAGGTATATAAACATGCATATGTCATCGAACCTCTGTGCTGCATACCTCTTGGATTCACGCATGTACTGACCACGACAGTAGACAGTTTTCGATGCAGCATTACGCTTGAAATACTCACCTTGCTTGAGATCTTTAACTAATTTCATGGTAATGGACTCCAGATTAAAGGGTTATTTCCAACTCAGTGGCAATGTCCCACGCCAATGTATAGGCATGTGATTTCACCTGTTCTGAGTCAGGCCCAAAGGCATCTAGTACCTCCTCATAATGGCTCTCCTCATTGTCAAGTGTGTACTGTATTAATTGCGAGATTGATTGCAAGATTGATTGCGAGATTGATTGCGAGATTGATTGCGAGATTGATTGCGAGATTGATTGCGAGATAAGGTCAAGTGTGTTTGCATTCATGGCAATAGACTCCAGATTAAAGGACAGAGAGTTAAAGGACAGAAAAGGGTGCTACGTGATCCTTGTATGCATCGGCAGCACTAACATATGCACCTTGGGGTACACCCCAATACTTCCAATTCGGATTGTGTGGGCTAGTCTTGATTCTCTCAAGGAACCTTTCTGCACGTGCCTTGTCTCTGAATATGGCAGCGTGTGCTACGGTCTCCCACATACTGTCAGAGCAGGCACGATGAATGCCTTGTATCTGGTAGCCGATCATGCCCTTGACGTTTACGTTTACAACGCTTAAGTTTCGCATTTGCTTGCTCCATTTTTACTGTCGAATGTTCGACACTAGATTAGGGGGCAAAGCCCCCATGTGCATGTGATTAGTGCTCGATAAAGGCAATGGGCTTGGTAGTAGACCAGCAAAGTGCACATGTCATGCATGATTGAGTCTTACCAGTTTGTTCGGGGCATACGATACCTTCGCCACCTACATTGGCAGACATTGCGCCTCCCTTGTCACTAAATCGAATCCATGCTCTACTATTCTGTAACCCTGAACGGATAACGTCCATGATGTCTTGCTCGGATCTGTGGGTGTAACCGAATACCCTAAGTGCAGGGTATTCTGCTAATGCGTCAACCCAGAATTGAGCATATGCTGCACTGAAAAAGTCACCTAGGATATGCAAACGGACTACAAAGCCTTCGGGGTGTACATTGGATAAGTGCGAAAGCTCATCGGACAATCTAAGCATTAATAGTTCAGGATCATCTGGCTTGATACGATGAGCAAATGCCATGTTATTACCAAAGCAATTAGCCCATTGCTGACAAGTACGTGAGCATGTAGACCTTTCCTCAAGTGTAAGGGAATACACTGGAAAACCTTTCCATGCGCCTTTGGTAATGGTTTTGCTACCATTGCCAAGCTTATCATTGTAGGATACTGGCTTCAGTAACCTATGCTCATAATCGGAAACCATACGTACAGTTTTCTTGTGTATCGTAATGGCTTGAGATAAAGCTATATGATCTGCACGTAGTCTCATTTGATATGCTCCAAAGTTTGGTTGCGACTCAGTGTCGAATGTTCGACAGTGGAAGCTCGCTGAACAATCAGCTTGCAACTAGGCTAACGGTCAAGAAAACGAAAAGTTAAGTAAAAACCGACAGACGGTAGACAGTGCCAGATGAACGGCAGATTCCCTGTGCATCGTCATTACAACGTGATGATGCCAAAGGCCATGAGCGCAATTAAGGCTTGTAGGATTACGATCATGCCTGCCATAACGAGAAAATCATTGTCGTGCATAGGTTACCCCTAGGTTGTGAAAGAAAATCGATTACAGGGGGTTTTAACCCCCTTATGATGGATTAGATACGCTTAAGCAAAGCTTCGATGATTGCATTCAAGTCTAAGCCTTCGGCTTTAGCTACCCTAGCCACTGAATCAGCGAAAGCTTCAGCATTGTCTACGACAATCTCAAGGGTATCTACCACAGGTGAAGCTTCGCTTTCCTGCACAGTAGGCTTCAGTGTCGAATGTTCGACAGTAGCAGCAACTGGCTTTTCTACCACAGGTGAAGCTTTGCTTTCCTGCACAGTAGCAGTAGGCTTGACTTGGGGTTCGACAGTAGCAACTGCTACCACATCAGGAGCTTCGCTCCGTTGCACAGTAGCACTGGCTTTTCTGATTGCTTGGCGAAGGTAACTAGCAGAGCTAGACGAAATGTCCAACTTTTTCATCTGAGTCTGGACTTCAGTCCAGTTATCAGCTAGCCACATGGCATCGGATCTGTCTTGTCTTGACATGATGGACAATTCAGTTTTCATCAAAAACTGACCAAATAGCAAATCGGATTTGAACAGCGACCTAACGTAGTTAAGGACATCACCGATACCCTTCAGCTTTTCCAAAGCTGCTTTCTGTTGTTTCTTGATCGACTTGTAGGCTTTAGCCTGAGCATCGATTGCTTCCCCAAGGCTATTGCCTTGATACGTTGTCGTTGTAAGCAGGATGCCTTCGGCATTGTACATGACTGCATCGTTGATGGGTTGCTTTGCCTTCGGCAATGTAGCGTTCTTGACTGCCGATTTGACATTGAAAACTCCGTTTTCACTGATCACTGCGAGGTTCGATTGAGCCATTTTCCTACTCCTTACTATTAAGTTTATAAACAAGATAAATATTTATTTCCCCTTCACTTTCAGTGAGGGGATAAATATTTATCTATAAACTTAATAGTAAGAGTGTCAGCCGACTTTGCCCTACTGCAATTGCCATGCCAACTTCGACGAACGGTCGATTTGAGCCGACGAACGGTAGGTTTGACCTGACGAACGGTAGGTTTTGGACATTGGCAATGGGGGGTATGGTTAGTGTCGAACATTCGACAGTAGGATCATCGAAGATGATGCACCGCCTCGGTTACCCTTGAACTGCTCTAAAAATCATCACTTTCCATATGCACTTTTTTGTGACTAACTGACATCGTAACAGTTTAATGATACATCTAAGTACTTGATTTTAAATGCTTTATAGAACGTGTATGTCATAGCCCATGCATGATGACATTACATCGCACGTGATCGTAGGCGCATACACACGGGTGATCACGAGCGGGGGTGGGCGTGGGCCAGGGTGGGGTGGGGCGCTACTGTATATGGCTTCTTACACAGATCAGGTATTTTCACTCTAAATCAATTACTTATGTTAGTACACACTAACTTACACACACTCTAAATGAGAATCACTCTCATTTAAATCTCATGCAGTATATTATGCTGCTACCACACAATAAATAAGCATATTATGCTGTATGTACTGTATATGCATACAGGTATATGGGGTTAAGAGAGTGAATACTGGATGAATGTACAGTAATGGCTAGTTTCGATTAAGATGCCTGGGGTTAGTGGAATTATCGATAATGAATAGGTGTAGTTGTTACAGAATTGTAAGGATGTTGGGTCTGAGACACAAATAACTTGACAACTACAACCAGACACATATACCATAGGGTAACAACCCTCACTGAAAGTGATACATATAAGTGTTACACTTACATCACTTATAATATACAATTAAGATATATAGATACTAAGTATATAAGTATATATACTTGTAATAAAAGATATATTAGTGTATAATATACTTTTAATGAATACTTAAGTACATTAGACACTAAAATAAGATACTTAAGTGCTCACTATAAATGAGCATGAAACTTCGGGTCTGAGACAATAAACTACAATATTATCTGTGCTCGATTTTCAGTAGCCTCTTATCTGTACCCTTCCGCAGCGACTGCAATGAGCGTAGCGAATAAGGGAGCGAGGACTATCACTTGACGTATGAATAAAAAGAAAATATACCTAAGAGAAGGTCATGTATTTAATGACTTTATTAATGCAGTCTATCGTGATAAGTTAGATCAGCTTCATATACCCCACAGTGATGTCTTCTTTGTACGTGCAGCTTTAGAGAAGCACACAGGTATAAGATTTCCATTGCAACAGGTAGAGACAGCAATGAAGGCAGAAGGGTGGTCTGAGGGTAGGATACTTAAGAGTGATCATCGATATAAGGGTAACAAGAATGTCTGACTTTCCTGAGAGATATAAGAAGCTAGGTTTCACTGGGTACAACCAACCTAAGAAGTCTAATAAGCCAGGAAAGAAAGAGATGGTTGTAGCTAAAGAGGGTGACACAGTTAAGTTGATCCATTACGGTGATTCGTCAATGGGTCATAATTACAGTGAGGAAGCTCGTAAGAACTTTAAAGCTAGGCACGGTAAGAACATAGCTAAAGGTAAATTATCCGCTGCATACTGGGCAGATAAGCGATTGTGGGCAGGTCCAAGTGGATCTAAGAAGGAACCCCCTAAATCTCAGAAACTTAAGTTTGGTAAATAGCAGTATAAGAAGTAGTAGTATTAATTTCATTCCCTAGGAGAACTTAAATGGCAGTTGTTAATAGAATAGCAAGAGCAATGAGGGCAGGTGAACGTCGTATGGCCCGTGAGTCAATGGACATTGATCCTAACCTTGCAGAAGAGTTAGCTGCACTTAAAAAGAAAGAGAAGTCCAGTGAACTTACTGCACGTGAAGAAAGACGCTTAGATCAGCTTATGAATCAGCGTATTCGTGAGGGTGGTTCAGAGAAGCCAGAAGGTATGTCACGTATCATGAAAGAGCGTGGACTTACAGAGAAAGAAAAGAAAGAGCTACAACAAAGCCTAGAGTATAAGAAAGGTGGTATGGTCAAGAAGCCAGCCAAGAAGATGATGGGTGGTGGTTATGCATCTGCAGCTAAACCCAAGATGCTCAACAAAGGTGGTATGGCTAATTGTGGTGCTTCCGTAAAGCCAGCACAGAAAGCTAAGAAGTAATATGAAAGCCTGTCCTAACTGCCCTACACCTGCCAAATGTAACAAGGCAGGTAAGTGTCTCAAAGGAAAGTATGCCAAGGGTGGTATGGGGAAACTTAAAGCCCCATCCATCATGGTAGCTATTGCTATGCCTAAAGCACCTAAAGTAAAGAAAGCTAAGTGAGCACTATATGAAAATCACTAAAGAGCAAAAGAAAGTAAAGAAGGTCATGGGTGAATTTAAAGAAGGAACCCTGCATTCAGGTAAAGGCGGTAAAGTAGTAAAGAATCCTAAACAAGCCATTGCCATTGCTCTTAGTGAAGCTCGTAAAGCTAAAAAGAAATAATACGTGATTACTTCGTATCCTGAAAAGGTTGTTATTGCAGAAGGTAACGGTAACGTAAACTTTTACGGTACAGCTTTAGACTCATTTGGAAGACTGAGAACTAGTACACCATTAACTTTATTTGATAGTACAAATAGGTATGAAAGTGATCCACACTTTGATACCTCTACAAGTACAGGTGGTAGTGTAACTCATCTTCCTAATGAATCCACAGTACGTATGGATGTAACTACATCAAGTGGATCTGAAGTAGTTAGACAGTCTTTTAAAGTATTCCCTTATCAACCAGGAAAAAGCTTACTTGTATTAGCTACATTTGTAATGAATGCAGCTAAAACTAATCTAAGACAGAGAGTTGGTTATTTTAGTACACAGAATGGTGTATTTCTTCAGCAAAGTAATTCTACTGTATCATTTGTATTAAGGAGCTATACAGGTGGTTCAGTAGATGAATCAAGAGCAGTTAATCAAGCTGATTGGAATGGTGATAAATTAGACGGTACAGGAAAGAGTGGGATTACTCTAGATCTCACAAAGTCTCAGATACTGTTTATGGACTTTGAGTGGTTAGGGGTAGGGAGTATCCGTTGTGGGTTTGTAGTTAATGGTGAGTTTATTATTGCTCATACTTTCCATAATGCAAATCTATACAATGCTGTATATATGACAACTGCAGTGCTCCCTGTTCGATATGAAATAACAAACACAGATAGTACTGCATCTTCGTCAAGTATGAAGCAGATATGCTCTTCTGTGCTTTCTGAAGGTGGCTATGAGCAAGTTGCAGCAGATAGTGTTATACGAAGGACTACACAACTTAGCACAATAGGTACTACATTTCTTCCTTTACTATCTATAAGATTAGCTAGTGACTCTTTAGGGTCTGTAGTTATTTTAAATGATATAAAGGTACTGCCTGTAACAAACCAGAACTACGAAGTTGTATTATTAAAAAATGCTACGTTAACTAGTGCATCATACAATACTACTGGCTTTGCCCATGTTGATTATGATGTATCTGCTACGGCAGTCTCTGGTGGTACTATCGTTAAGCAAGATTATATAACCTCATCTTCTCAGGGCAGAGCCGTTCTTGCATCTGCAGATGGATACAACTTTGATTTACAATTGGGTGTATCTATTGCTGGAGTTAGTGATGTATATACACTAGCTATACGTACTGTATCTGGGGCTACAACTGGGGATGCATTTGGTTCTTTATCTTTTTATGATTTAACATAATGCAAAAAGTAGCTCCTAAAAATAGAACCATACCTGCTATATTAGGTACGTCCAATGCAGATATTTATACTGTACCTAATGGGTACAAAGTAAAAATAACAAGCATGTGGATTAATAACATGGTAGCTGCATCAAGGACTTTTTCTCTTGATTGGTATGAAGACGCTACATCAACATGGCATACATTAGCTAAAGCTGTAGAATTAACTGGAAACAGTTTGCTACAAGTTGAAAATGCTATATACCTTCAAGCAGGGGATAAGCTGAGAGGATTAGCTAGTGCAGCTAGTTCTATATCAATCAGCGTTTTTGTCGAGGAATACTTTTCACCTGTACAATTCTAATGGCACGTACTAACGAAAAACTTTGGAATAAAGTAGTAGCACAAGTAAAAGCCAGTGCTAAAGGAGGGGACGCAGGTCAATGGTCTGCCAGAAAAGCACAGTTAGCAGGTAAGATCTACAAAGATAAAGGTGGTGGGTACACAGGTGAAAAGACTAAAGCCCAGAAGAGTCTTAGTAAGTGGACTAAAGAAGATTGGGGAACTAAGTCAGGTAAACCTTCTACACAAGGACCAGAAGCTACAGGTGAAAGATACTTACCAAAGAAAGCTAGAGAAGCTTTATCACCTGCAGAATATGCAGCTACAACTAAAGCTAAACGAGAAGGAACAAAGCAAGGTAAACAATTTGTAAGCCAACCAAAGGCTATTGCTAAGAAGGTTCGACCTTACAGGGATTAATTATGGCAAGACAATTAACTGAACAACAACAAAAGTTTCTTGATGTCTTATTTGATGAGGCAGGAGGTGACGTTAATCGTGCTAAAGTATTAGCAGGATATTCACCCACGTACTATACTCGTGATATCATTAAGAATCTTAAAGAAGAAATACTAGAAGCTACGCAGATCTTTATGGCACGTAATGCACCACGTGCAGCTATGTCACTTGTAGATGGTATGGTAGATCCCACAGAGCTAGGCATTAGAGATAAATTAAGTGCAGCTAAAGACTTGTTAGATCGTGTAGGTTTAGCTAAGACAGAGAAGATGCAGATTGAAACAAACAATGGCTTAATGATTCTGCCCCCTAAAGATACTTCTCAAGATAATGAGTAACTATGCCAGACAGTGTATTGCCATTAAGAAAGGCTGCAGGTAAGTGGTTATTACCTCAGCCTAAAGATGCAGCAGAAACAGGGGAATATGTACCCATACCCGTAACAGTAATGCTCGTTAAACCACCGTTTGGTTACAAGTTTTCTGAAGAATCTAAGCTATTATTAATACCCATACCCCATGAATTAGAAGCATTAGAGAAAGCTAAGAAGTATTTAAAGCAATATCCATCTCGTAATGTAGCTGCATGGCTAACAAAAGTCACTGGAAGGTATATAAGTCATGTCGGTTTATTGCATCGTGTAAAGAATGAGCGACAAAGAAGAGCCAAAATTAGCTTACTTAGGTCTTGGGCCAGAAGGTACAAAGAAGCCCTTGAGCTTGCGGAAAAGTACGAAGACAAAAAAGGTACAAAAATCTACAACCAAGCCAAAAAGATCGTTGAAAGTGCCAGACATCTCGATCCAGAATACCGAGATGGAAGAGATACAGAGACAAGAAGTACTCATACAGAAAGTACAGCAGGATAATAATGTAGTATTTAAGCCTAACCTAGGCCCACAGTCTTTCTTTTTAGCTGCAAGTGAACGTGAAGTACTGTATGGTGGGGCTGCAGGTGGAGGTAAATCGTATGCAATGTTGGCAGATCCCATGCGATATATGGGACATCCACAGTTTAGTGGCTTATTATTACGACATACGACAGAAGAATTACGGGAACTGATTTGGAAAAGTCAGGAATTGTACCCAAGAATCTATCCTGGGATCAAATGGTCCGAGAGAAAGATGCAGTGGCAGGCACCAAGTGGAGCAAGACTATGGTTTTCTTACTTGGATCGTGATGAGGATGTACTGAGGTATCAGGGACTCTCGTTTAGTTGGGTAGGTTTTGATGAATTGACGCAGTGGTCAACTCCATTTGCATGGAATTACATGCGTTCTCGCTTGCGGAGTACCGCACCAGACCTACCTACCTACATGAGAGCTACTACAAACCCAGGTGGTCCGGGTCATGCATGGGTTAAAAAGATGTTTATTGACCCTAGTCCTGCTGGTAGGGCATTCTGGGCTACCGACATAGACACAGGTGACACGCTTTCGTACCCAAAAGGTCACAGTAAAGAGGGTCAACCCCTGTTTAAGCGCAGGTTTATACCTGCCATGCTCTCAGATAACCCCTATCTTGCTGAAGGTGGTGACTATGAAACCATGCTTTTGTCACTTCCTGAACACCAACGTAAGCAATTGCTGGAAGGTAACTGGGATGTAGCTGAAGGTGCTGCATTTCCAGAGTTTAATAGGCGTATACATGTCATTAAGCAAGAGAAAATACCTAGTAACTGGGTTAGATTTAGGGCTTGTGACTATGGATACGGGTCATACTCTGCTGTATTGTGGTTTGCAGTATCTCCATCTGAACAATTAATCGTATATCGTGAACTCTATGTAAGTAAAGTACTCGCTAAAGATCTAGCCAACATGGTATTAGAACGTGAACAAGCAGATGGACAGATCCGTTATGGTGTTCTTGATTCTTCCTGTTGGCATCGTAGGGGTGATACTGGTCCTTCATTGGCTGAGCAAATGATTGGTGAGGGTTGTAGGTGGAGGCCAGCAGATCGTAGTGCAGGTTCAAGGGTAGCAGGTAAGAATGAGATCCATAGAAGACTACAGATGGATGATTTTACAGGTGAACCACGGTTAGTAATCATGGACAACTGTACTAATCTCATATCTCAGCTACCTATCTTACCGTTAGATAAAGCTAACCCTGAAGATATCAATACAAAAGCTGAAGATCACTTGTATGACGCACTACGGTATGGGGTAATGAGTAGACCTCGCTTTTCTATTTGGGATTATGACCCCGCTAATGCGAAGTCTCGTGGTATGCCTACAGCATGTAAAACTTTTGGATACTAACAATGGAACAAAACCAAGCAGATGACTTTACTACAGACAGACAGCTAAGTTTAGATGACACAGAATCTGAACAGCTTGAGGATTCAGTAGCTGCCCCTGTTATTAATATTGTCAATCGCAAGTTTAAAGATGCAGAAGATGCTAGGCGCATTGACGAAGAGCGTTGGTTGAAGGCATACAGAAACTATCGTGGTATTTACGGTCCAGAAGTACAGTTTACTCAAGCAGAAAAGAGTCGGGTCTTCATTAAAGTTACTAAGACTAAGGTTCTAGCAGCTTACGGACAAATCATTGAGGTTCTTTTCTCTAACAATACCTTCCCTCTCAGTGTAGAGCCTACAGTGCTTCCAGAGGGCGTTGTAGCTGACGTACACTTTGATCCTAAAGACGTAAAGAAGAAGCCTACACCAGAGCCTATGGCATCTCCTTACGGGTTTGCTGGTGATAATAAACCACTAGAGCCTGGTTCTACTTTTAATAGCTTGATGAATAAGCTAGGATCACTGAAGAGTAAGCTTCAGGGTGTACCTAATTTAAAAGAAGGTACAGGTGAAAGTCCTACTGCCATCACATTTAGCCCTGCTATGGTAGCAGCTAAGAAGATGGAAAAGAAAATCAAGGATCAATTGGATGAAAGCAAGGCTACTAAACAACTAAGGCATACTGCATTTGAAATGTCTTTGTTTGGTACGGGCATTATGAAAGGTCCATTTGCTTTTGATAAAGAGTACCCTAACTGGAAAGAAGACGGTACGTATAGTCCAGTTATTAAAACAAGACCTGATACTTCACATGTAAGTGTGTGGAACTTCTACCCAGATCCTGATGCAACTAGCATGGAAGATGCAGGGTATTGTGTAGAAAGACATAAGCTCAGTCGATCACAACTACGTGAACTTAAAAAGCGTCCATTCTTCCGTAAACAAGTTATTGAACAGGTTATTGAACGTGGTGAAACGTATGTTAAAAAATACTGGGAAGATGATCTACGGGATTATCGCACCGATACTGGTGTTGCTCGCTTTGAAGTACTGGAGTTTTGGGGAGCTATTGAGAGTAAACTCCTTAAAGAGAATGGAGTCAAGATCCCACGTGAGTTTGATGGTGTAGAAGAGTTACAAGCTAATATATGGATAGCTAACGGCAGAATTATTCGTATGGTTCTGAATCCATTTAAACCTGCCAAGATTCCG